ATGATAATCAATTAAGTTTCCTTAATACTTATTATGCTAGAAATGGAGCACCAGTTACTGCTGAATATGCTTTTAGTACTTATGAATCTTTCTTTCCTGATGTTTGTAATAAATATTCTAAAACTGATAGAGATATATTTAAGAAAGAAGCTGTTTTTCAAAGAAGTAAGAATTCTGGTTTATATGATGAATGGCATGTTGTTTGGAGAGGGGAAGCTAGACAAGCTTTAGTTACTTATCAAAATCCTGCAGGATTTATTGATACTCGTGTTGAGGCAGATGATTATATTCTTAATCCAGCAATAGGAGACATATCAATTGAATATGTTTATCAACCACAAGTTTATGAATGTATTCGTATTGGAGGACGTAATGATGCTATATATCCTTTAACAGATAAAGGTTTTAGAGCTATTGCTTTCAATAGAAATGGTAAGCTTCCATATAACGGTGTTAGTGAATTACTTCAAGGTTTAGGTAAGTTTAGTATTGTAGAGATTGTAACTCCTTATAGTATTTTCTATGATATTGTTGCTTATCATAGAGAAATGGCTCTTGCTAAGAATAAACTTTCTATTCTTATGATAGCTAAATCATTACTAGGTAAAGTAGCTGAAGAGACTTTATATAAAATGATTGCTGATGGTGTTCTTTATTATGATGATACTGATGATTCTGCAGGACTTAGGGCTCAACAAGTTCGTATGTTACAAGCTAGTAATAATGATTATATTACTCAACTTGGACAGATGCTTATGGAGATTGAACAAGCTGCTAAGAATCAAGTAGATATGACTCCTCAACGTTATGGAGAAATTGGTAATAGTGCTGGTAAAGGTACTACTGATGAAGCTATCACTAGAGGGTCTATGGGTACTGTTCTTATTGAGTTTGTTATGGATTGTATGCGCGAGAGAGATTATGCTCGTGATATGGATTATAGTAAACTTGCTTGGATTGATGGATTAGATACTTCTTATTATGACGATGGTCATAATGTAAGATATATCAGTCTTGATGTTGATAAACATAACTATGCCTCTTATCTTATTAAAGCTAAAAATGCTGTTAAAGAAAAAGAAAAACTTGCTCAACTTAAACAAATTGCTTTTAGTGCTGCACAAAACGGTGATATGGAAATGGCAGTGTCTGCTATTGAAGGAGATAACGTTGCCACAATTAGTAATCTTATTAAGAAACATAAAGAAGCCCAACAAGCATATGAGACTAGTCTTAAACAGATCGAACAACAAACTGCCCAAATGGCACAAGAGTTTGAACTTAAAAAGATTGCCGCAAAAGGGGAGGAAGATCGTAAGACAGAGCAACTTCGTGGGTATATCGAATCTGAAATACAACTAATTAAAGCTGATGCTAATATGGTATCTTTTGATAATGGAGTTAGTGAAGCCGATAAACAAGCTGGTATGCAAAGACTTGAAGCTAGTAGAAACGCTGTTGATCGTGAGAAACTTCAATTTGAAAAACAAAAGACTGCTCTTGATGGTTTTAATAAGTTCGAAGATCGTAAGGTTAAACGAGAAGATATTGCTGCTAAAGTTGAGATTGCTAAGACTAATAGAAATAAGTTTGATTTAAAGCGTCCTAAGAAGTCTAAATAATATACTGATACTATTGTTAATTATAATAGCCCTGTTCTATCTATGTGATAAGGACAGGGCTATTTTTGTTTGTATTTAGCCGTTTATAGCTGATTGTAGGGATTAATATTCTGACGGTATATAATGTGATCGGATATGAGGCTTATATCCCTACAGGCAAGCTAATGCGGTCAAAACCTACAATCTGGCACAAACAGTATATATAATAATGATGCTCTAAATGTTAGGTAAACATGTTATTGCTGATTTTGCTATTGCTATTAATCGTGCTAAATGTTATAATTGTGTTCATATTCGATAACTTAATAAAGATAAAATGGATTTTGGATTTGGTGGTAATGGAGGCGATAAAGGTGGTAATCAACCTGCTCCTAACACGAACAACACCAGTGTAGAAACTACTGACCTAAGTGGTGGTACTTCTACTACTGACGCAAATGGTAATCCTATTACTAACATTAATGACCCAAATGCTAACGGAGATAATCCCGGTGGGAAAACTAATGATGGTGACGGAAATGTAACTACAGGTAAAGAGGGAGAACAAGGAGCAGATTCTAATAAAGAACAAGGTAAAACTACCGAAGTTCTTTTTAATGATTTAGCTGTTGGTTCTATTCTTGAAGTAGGTGAAGAGAAATACACAGTTGGTGCTAATGGAGATATTCTTAAAGCTGACGGTTCTGTATTTAAACCAGTAGGGGAAGTTAAAGCTTGGATGGATTCTATGGATGTTATTCCTGATGAAGAAAATCAAGTGTCTATCGCTACTATCCAAAAAACAGTAGGTATTGAGCTTACTGATGAAAATAATCAACCTATTGTATTTGATAACACTCCTGAAGGTGTTAGTGCATATGTTGAAGCTGTTCTTGAAGCTGGACGTGATGAACATTACGAACAAGCTGTTAATAATCTTTTTACTGAATATCCCTTTATGAGTGACATGATTAATTATTATGTTGCTAATGGTAAAAATCTTGATGGTTATAACGAAGTTAAAGATCGTTCTTCTGTCATTATTGATGATGCTAACGAGTCACAACATGAATCTATTATTCGAATGGCTTGGTCAGAACAAGGTAGGAAAGGTGATGTAGAATCATATATTGCTTATCTTAAATCTTCTGGTATTCTATTAGCTACTGCTAAAGATGAACTTAGTGGATTACAAGAGTCTGACAAAGAAGCTCAAGAAGAAAGAGCTACTAAAGCTCAAGAAGCTGAAAATGCTCGTATAGCTAACAATAAACAATACTGGGATGGAGTTAAGAAAACTATTGATAGCAAATCCATTGCTGGTTATACTATTCCTGATAATATCATTGTTAGTAGAAACGGTCAAAAGATTAGTACTACTCCTAATGAATTTTTTAAATATCTTTCTGAAAAGGATCAAAATGGTCAAACAGCTTATCAGAGAGAACGTGCTGCACAAGATGTTAAAGCTAAAACGGAAGATGATATTCTTCGTGCATATCTTCAATTTACTGGAGGTTCTTATTCTAATTTAGTAGATATGGCTATTAATAAAACTAACGTTACCAAACTTAGACAGACTAGCCAACAAAGATCTAATAACTCTATTAAAATAACTAAGCCTGCAGCTACCCCTGCCAAAGGTGGAAATATAGACCTTGGTTATTAACAATTAATTACTAATTTAACTATTCGTGTTATGTATAAAATGCGTACACTTTCTACAGGAAAGTATGAAGATCGTGGCTATTCCAATGAAGAGTCTATTGCTTATCTTCAATTACAGAAACCTGTAGAAATCAATGCTTTCCTTACCTATAATTATGGTATGGATGATGATCGTTTTCCTTTGTCTTTCATGACTGAGGGTCAAGGTGCTGGCGGTGTTGTTGAAGTTAAAACTGTTCAATGGACTTGGTCTACTATGGGTCGTATGAAGTTCACTGATAAGGTTACTTATTTCAATACTGCTAATACTACTCCAGGTAAAGGCGGTGCTGAAATCGAGGTTCACTTTGAAACTCACTGGTTTATTGAACAATATGGTTTGATTGCTCCTGATGGTGTAACCAAAGTACGTGTTCAAAAAGACCTTGGTGAAAGTGCTTACGGTTATGGCTACATTCTGAAATTTAACAGTGCTAACCCTGATGCATTTATTGATCCTGAAATGCTTGCTAAAGGTAAGTATTGGAGTTTATCTGCTCCTACAGTTTCTGAGTCGTATTCAAAAGGTAACCGTAGTAACTCTATGGGTCCTGGTAAAATGACTTCTCAACTTGAGTTCCAACGTTATTCTAAAGAAATTGCTGGTAATCTTGCCAATGTAATTACTGAATATGAGTTCAAGAACAAAGAGGGAGGTAGTTCGAAACTATGGATCAATGAAGAGATGCGCCAGTTCCACTTGCATATGCGCGTTATGAATGAG